TTCGTTTAGATGAATCATTTAACTCATTAGCTAAAAAATTAGATAAGCAAAAAGGAATTGATAAAGAAGAAGCAGGTAAAATTGCTGGATCAATAGCAGCTAAAAAAATGAAAGGTGCTGGAAAAGGACCTACAGCTAAACAAATAAAAAGAGTAAATGAAGAAGAAGATGAAGAACCAACAAAAAAAGATATTAAAAAAACTAAAGGACTAGCTAAAGCAAAAGAAGAACTTGCATTATTAACTCAAGAAATGAAATCTTTAGCTAAAAAATATTCAAAAGCTGAAGGTGAAGAAAAAGAAAAATTAGTTAAAACTTTAAAAGCAAAAACTAAATTAAAAAAAGAATTAGAAAGCATCTTAGACAATAAAAAGATATAATGTCATCTAAAGAAAGGTTTTTATATTTTGCTATAGTATTTTTTGGTGTCTATTATTTAGTTAATATGTACTCTTCAAATGAAGAAGAATATGTTACTGAGTATAACAACAAAATAGAAGCTTTAAATGATAAAATTAATTCCTTACATAGTGTAAACGAGAACCTAACCATAGAAATAAATACACTAACTACTCAAATATTAGTATTAGACCAAGAAATTAGTAAACAAGATAGCAAAATAGTTATATTAAAAAAACAAACAAATGAGAAAGTTAATAATGTTGATTCTTATAGGTATGATGAGCTTGAACAGTTTTTCACAGAACGTTATAGACAGTACTTTGATTCAATTAAAAAAACCAATAGCACGACTAGTAATTAAAGATTTAATAACTGGAGATAGTTTTAAAAAAGAATTAAATTTAATAACAACCAAGTATTCATTATTAGAAAATAAGGTAGTATTAAAAGATAGTGTTATTAATAGTCTTAACTTTCAAATTGTCAATTTCAATTCTATATTAAGTACTAAAGGTTCTCAATTAGAATTTACTAAACAGTTAAATGATAAATTAATACTTGAGATTAAAAAACAAAAGCTTAAAAGTAAACTCTTAGGAGGTGCTGGTCTAATAGCAATTGGTGGTGTAATACTCATATTAAAATAACTGCATGTCAGATTTAAAAAAGGTAATACGTCAAGAATATATTAAATGTGCTCAAGACCCCGTGCATTTTCTACGTAAATACTGTTATATACAGCACCCACAACGTGGACGCATACAATTCAACCTGTACCCATTTCAAGAAAAGGTACTCACGTTATTTCAAACAAACGATTATAGTGCTATATTAAAATCTAGACAGTTAGGGATATCAACCTTAGCCGCTGGTTTTTCACTTTGGTTAATGACGTTTCATAAAGATCGAAACGTATTAGCATTAGCAACTACACAGGCAACAGCAAGAAATCTAGTAACTAAGGTTCAATTCATGTGGGAAAATTTACCCTCCTGGTTAAAAGTAGATTCTGCTGAAAACAACAAGCTATCCCTTAGATTAACTAATGGCTCAAAAATACAAGCTAAATCTTCTAATGCAGATGCTGCACGTTCAGAAGCTGTATCTTTACTAATAATCGATGAGGCAGCCTTTATAGACAATATTGCTGAAACATGGGCATCAGCTCAACAAACCCTAGCAACGGGTGGTGGTGCTATTGTATTATCTACACCTTATGGTACTGGTAACTGGTTTCACCAAACCTGGGTTAAGGCAGAAGCAGGGGAAAATGATTTTTTACCTATCAAATTACCCTGGTATGTTCACCCAGAAAGAGACCAAACATGGAGAGACGCACAAGACAACTTATTAGGTGATCCTAGATTAGCAGCACAAGAATGTGATTGTGATTTTAGCACATCGGGAGATATTGTATTTTATAATGAATATCTAGAATACTATGAAAAAACACATATTAAAGAACCTTTAGAACGTAGGGGAGCAGATCAAAACCTATGGGTTTGGGAATCCCCAGATTATTCTAGATCTTATGTAGTTGTAGCTGATGTTGCTCGTGGAGATGGAAAAGATTTTTCTACCTGTCATGTAATGGATGTTGAAAACAATGTTCAAGTAGCTGAATATAAGGGACAAATAGGAACAAAAGAATTTGGACATTTATTAGTGGGTTTAGCTACTGAATATAATGAAGCCTTACTTGTAATAGAAAATGCCAACATTGGTTGGGCTACTATACAAGTAGCTATTGATAGACAATATTCTAATCTTTACTATTCACAAAAGAGTGGAGAAGCCAATGCTAGTTCGTATTTTGACCGATATCAGGACAACTCAAAAATGGTGGCGGGTTTTACAATGTCATCTAGAACACGCCCTATGGTAATAGGTAAATTTCAAGAGTATATTAGTGATAAAGGAGTAACAATTCACTCCCGAAGGTTAGTAGAAGAAATGAAAGTGTTTATTTGGAAAAATGGTAGAGCAGAAGCTCAAACAGGATATAATGATGATTTAGTAATGGCGTTTGGTATGGCCATGTATATTAGAGATACGGCATTAAAATTTAAACAACAAGGTTTAGACATAACCAAAAGTACATTAAATAATATGTCAGTTAATAGAACTCCTTACCAAGGAGGATATGGTTTTTCTAAAGGATCAGATAACCCGTACCATATGAAAACAGCAAATGGTGATGAAAGTATCAAATGGCTACTTTAATAATATTTATAACAATAAGAATAAATTATGGCTGATAAAAGCGTATTTACAAGATTAAAAAGATTATTTTCAACAGACGTAATAATACGAAATGTTGGGGGTAACCAGGTAGATGTAATAGATAGTGGTAAAATCCAGTCTACAGGTGAATTAGAAACTAATTCATTAATGGATAGATATAACAGAATTTTTTCTACTAATGGTACCTCATTATATGGAGCTCAATTTAATTTGAATTACCAATATATGAGACCTTATATGTACTCTGAGTACGATGTAATGGATCAAGATGCTATTATAGCCTCAGCTTTAGATGTGTTAGCTGATGAATCTACTACAAAAAATGATATGGGCGAAGTACTTCAAATTAGAAGTGCTAATGAAGACATACAAAAAATACTATATAATTTATTTTATGATGTTCTTAACATCGAATTTAACCTTTGGATGTGGGTACGTCAAATGTGTAAATATGGTGATTTTTTCTTAAAATTAGAAATAGCTGAAAAATACGGAGTTTACAATGTAATTCCTTATACAGCATACCATATAGAAAGACAAGAAGGATACAATCATGATAACCCGGCAGAAATAAGATATAGATATACCCCAGATGGTATGGATAATATCAGTTCTGGAATGTACCCCGTTCCTGGTAATAGTGCTAACCAAAATGAAAACGGAATTTATTTTGATAACTACGAAATGGCTCACTTCAGATTAATTTCTGATGTTAACTATTTACCTTATGGTAGAGCTTATATTGAGCCTGCTAGAAAATTATACAAACAGTATGTGCTAATGGAAGATGCTATGCTAATCCATAGAATAGCACGTGCCCCTGAAAAACGTATATTTTATATGAATGTTGGTTCTATCCCTCCAAATGAGATAGATGCATTTATGGAAAAAACAATTTCAAACTTAAAACGTACTCCATTTCAAGATAATAAAACTGGGGAATACAATTTAAAGTATAACATGCAAAACATGATGGAAGATTTCTATATTCCAGTTCGTGGTAATGATCAAACAACTAAAATAGAAACAACACCTGGATTAACATATGATGGTATTCAAGATGTTGAGTATTTAAGAGGTAAATTATTTGCTGCCCTTAAAATACCAAAAGCATTTTTAGGATATGAAGAAGGAGTTGAAGGAAAATCTACATTAGCAGCACAAGATATTAGATTTGCCCGTACTATTGAAAGAATACAAAGGATCATGTTATCTGAATTAAATAAAATAGCTTTAGTACACTTATACACACAAGGGTATACTGATGAGACTTTAACTAACTTTACTTTACATATGGTTAGTCCATCTATTGTATTAGAACAAGAAAAAATTGAATTATTAAAATCTAAAACCGAATTAGCAGGTACATTACTAGAACAAGGTTTAGTACCATCTGATTGGATATATGATAATGTTTATCAATTTAGTGAAGATCAATTTGATGAATACCGAGATTTAACTAGAGAAGATGCTAAACGTAAGTTTAGAATGGACCAGATTGAAGCAGAAGGAAATGACCCAGTAGAAACAGGTAAATCGTATGGTACACCTCATGACTTAGCCTCATTATATGGTGCTGGAAGAACAATGTCTGATCCTGGTAATGTACCAGATGGGTATAATGAAGACGATCCTCAATTAGGTCGCCCACAAGATACTATTACAAGTAGAAATAAACAAGACTCTAATTTTGGTAAAGATCGTTTAGGAGTTAAGGGTATGAAAGGTAAAGATAAAAATGACTCTGATTCTCTTCGTCCTAAATTTAAAGGTGGTAGTCCATTAGCTCTTGAAGGTGCTAAAAAAGCCTTTTTACAAAATAAGCACATATTTGAGTCTTTAGACAAGAAAAATTTAGTATTTAACCAAGAAAAAGATAATACTTCGCTATTAGATGAAAATCAATTGAAGGAGTAATATTCTTTCAATATTTATAAATAAATATATTCTTAGATGAAAATAAAACACTCAAAATACAAAAATACTGGAATTCTTTTTGAATTATTAGTACGTCAAATAACGGCTGATACTCTAAAAGGTAGTGACTCCCCAGCTATAGATATATTAAAAGAATTTTTTGTAAAAACTAGTTTAGGCAAAGAGTATAAATTATACGAATCTATATTAAAATCTAAGGTATTAACTGAAGGTAGAGCAACCATGGTTGTTGATACCATATTAGAAGCTTCTACTAAATTTAATAAAACTTCACTAAGAAAACAAAAGTATAATTTAATTAACGAGATTAAAAAACATTATAATTTAGAATCATTTTTTGGTTCAAAAATAGGAAATTATAAGGAATTAGCCTCATTATATACCTTAATTGAAGGTGTTAACTCAAAACAAAACATCAACCCATCACAACTGTTAGATAATAAAGTAACTTTATTAGAATTTTTAACTAAACAAGAAGTACTAGAAGATTCTAAACAATCAGTATTAGCAGAATTCGCTACTTACGATAAAGATGTTAGAACTTTAACTTATAGAATTTTACTTGAAAAATTTAACAATAAGTATGATTTATTAAATGATGAACAAAAACAAATACTTAAAGAGTACATTAATTCAGTTGATTCAACCCCGGATTTAAGAAATTTTTATAATGTTAAGATTAATGAGTTAAAAAACTCCCTACAAAATATAACTAAAGAAATTAAAGATAAAGCAACTCAAATTAAAATCACAGAAGTAACTAAATTCTTAGTTGAATTATCAAAAACAGATAAAGTTGGTGATAATAATTTAGTTGACCTGTTACGTTATTATCAATTAGTAAGCGAAATAAAAACAGCAAATGGCGTACAAATATAAACTTAAAGAATTTGAAATAGGAGATGTAAAAGTTGATAACGGTACTAAATCTACTGTTACAGATATTGACTCTACTACAGGTGCTATTTCTTGGTCTATTCAACAAATACCTAATATAGACAAATTAGTTGAAGATGTAGATGAATTAACAGCTACAGCTAAAAAAGTGTATCAAAAAGCAAAAGATGATAAGAAGTTCTTAGACATCTATGAGCAAGCTAGATCATTAAGAAATGTAATTCGTACCCATGTTAGAAATAACTACCCAGATGACTATAAAAAGGCAATGAGGGAAAATATGAACGAAGAAAGTTCTTCTGTTTATAAAATGATTGTTGATTTAATATTAAATGCAAAATCCAAATATCCCGTCTATTATAATACATCAAGAGGGTGGGTTAATGTAGGTGGAACAGGGTATCAAGGTGGAGATTTAGTTACTATATTTAAGGCAAAACAAGGACAATCAACAGGTATTAAAAACGTATTTTATAAAGCAGCACAAACACCTGATGAAACTAAAAAAGAAGTTGAAAGATTATCAAAAGGTAAGATTTCAGTTGATTTAGAAGGTAAAGGGTCTTCTGCAATTTTAAAATATAATTTAAGAGAAGAAGAAGAAGTAGAAGAAATGTCTACATCAGGAGCAGCAGGAGGATATTTAACGCCATATGCTTTTAGAAAAAAAGGTGCTAAAGCTGATGATGAAGCTTATAAAGAATTAGGATATACTGTAGTAAAAGAAGATGAATCTCAATATCCAAGCTTTGAAGTAGACAAAAACATAAAATACCAAGATATGAACATTACCAAAGGGTATTGGTCTTACACAGGTAAAGAAAGTGGTGGTAGAGGAGTATATCTAAATGTAATAAATCAACAAATGTTAGGTTTTAACAGAGAAGATATAGAAATTTTTAGAAAAAATCTACCAAACCATTTTAGTATTATAGATGAATCAGCAGAACAACCTGGTGAAGATTTAGGGCCTGGCCCTAAAGCAACAGAAGATGGTGTTAAAGATAGTGCTTATACAAAACAATTTAAATATAAATTAGTTCCTAAAAATAAAGATGGTACTTACGTACAAAAAGGTTCGGGAATGGTAGTTAAAAAACTAAATTAATATGTATAAACGTAATATAAAGGAACAAGAAGATAAAGTTGCCAAATTCCATGAGGAACGTATAGTAGCTTTTGATGTTTTAGAAGCTAGATTAATTGAAATAAAAAAATTAATTAAACTATCTAAAATTGAAACAATAAAATATTACAGAGAAAACCCAGATAGTTATTCCGTAGTTATTGCAACGGACATGCTTGAAGATTATTTTAACGATATAGAAACATTACTACAAACAAATTAATATGAAACAAACAGCAAATCAATTATTTGAATCTCTTTCAAAAGAATTTTCTAATAAAAAAGAAGTCATTAATGAAGAATTAGGTCAAGTAATTGAGTTAAAACCTCTAGTACAGTTAGAAGCAACTCCAAAACGTGGTTTTGAAGTAGCTTTTGAAAAGTTTTTAGCTGAAGGCGGAACTTTAGATCCTATCTTAAATGACGATATGAAAACTAATACTAAAGAAAAAGAAGAAAAAGTAAAGGCAGACCCTAAATTAACATTCGAAATGAATAGTAAAATGGCGGGAGAATATAAGGTATCTGATGGTGTAAAAAACATCGATTCTCATAACTATGACTATACAGCAGAAAACATAAATAATGTTAACGCACAAGAAATGTTAACAGGTATCCAATGTGAAATTAATTATAATAAAGAATTAACATTAGATGAGGCAAAAGAAATTGCTGTTAAAAACTTATCAAAAGACCCATTACATTATGTTAAAGAAGGTCAATTTGGTGTAAAAGGTTTAGGATATAAAGAATCAACTCAAAACCAAAATGAAGGAGAAACGTTTGGTGGTAGTGGATATAGTGCTAAATTAAAAGATGGAGGAGATAGTATGATCCCTGTTAAAGAATCTAAAACTGCTAAAATTAAAAGATTAGTTTCTGAAGCATTTGGACAAGTAGTAACAACTGGTAACCCAAATTCATATGCAGCACAATCCGGAAATATAATTAGACAAATGATGGCAGAAACAGAAGACGAAGGTACAGCAGTATCATATTCAGAAGCTGCAAAACCAGATTTTATGGATATTGATGGTGATGGAGATAAGAAAGAAACTATGAAGAAAGCGGGTGCTGATAAAAAGAAAAAACCTAAAAAAGATTCAATAGATTCTAAATTAGCAGAAATCGGAGCAGAAGCTGAAGCTGTTAAAATGGAAGCTCAAATTAATTATTTAGATGAAATTATTGATGAGAAAAATAATAGACTAAGCTCAATATCTGAAGATGAAAACTTATCTGAATTAGTAGATAAGAAGAAAATGAAAGAGATGGAAAAAGAAGTTAAGTTTTTAGGCAAGAAAAAAGCTCAAATGGAAAAGGTTTATGAAAAAATGTGTGGTAAAGCTTACACAAAACCCGAAATGGTAGCTAATGAAGAAGAAGAACTAGATGAAATGGATGCTGTAAGTTGGAATAGACAAAATAACCCAACACAAGGACCAGCAGGTGAACGTGATCCGAAAAAAGTAGGCCAATCAACATCAGCTTACGGTTTAAATAAATAAACATGAAAAAGTTATTAATAGAAACCCATACTATAAAGATATCCTCTTCTCAATTAACTGAAAATGTTAGTAATGAAAGTGGAAATCTTTTAGTTGAAGGTATTTTAGCAACTGCTGAAGTAAAAAACGGTAATGGTCGCTATTATTCAAAACAGTTATGGGATAGAGAAATGGATAAATACAATGAACTTATTGAACAAAGACGTTCAATGGGAGAATTAGATCACCCTGAATCTACTGTAATAAACCTAAAAAATGTATCACATTTAATATCAGAA